GGAACACCTGCACCCGCAGGTAATGCAATGTAAGATAAATAATATACTATGCGACTACTAGAAATGTTTGATGCTGCAATCCCCGGTTATCAGGACCTTGCTTCTGATAATAGCCATCCTAAATGGAAAGAAAGTCGTAAAACTAAACTCACATTAAAGCAGATTCGTAAACTGCGTAAGATGATGGATGTGCGTAATTTTGAACGCAAAAAACATCTTAAAAAAGTACATCAACAATATGGTCAAACTGCTGGAGAAGCAGGACCCACAGCATAATTCTCTATAGTTCTCCTAAAAACTCAATAAAACAGCACTTATTACGCTGTTTGGCTTGATATAGTGTAAATATAATACAAAGCCATTTTTAGGAGAATACACAATGGATAACAAAAAATTTGAACAACTTATTGATTTAATTATCAATGAGAATGAAGAACAAGCTCGCTCATTATTTCATGATATCGTAGTTGAGAAAAGCCGCGAAATCTATGAAAGCATGATGGCTGACGAAATGGAAGAAGGCATGGGCGGCCAAGTAGGGCAGATGATGGACGAAATCAGTGCTGAAGAAGAAGGCATGACCGAAGAAGAAGAAATCGATTTTGATGACGAAGGCGATGATGATATCGTTGACATCGAGCCAGAAGATGGTATGGATGACGAAGATGGTACAGAAGAACGCCTAGTTAGTATTGAAGACAAATTAGACCAATTAATGGCTGAGTTTGAAGAAATCATGGGTCACGAAGAAGGTGAAGAAGGCGACGAAGAAGACTTCGGCGACGAAGAAGAAGACGGCGAAGAAGGCGACGAAGAAGACGAAGAAGACTATGGTGACGAAGAAGATAGCGAAGAAGCTATGATGGAAGCAATCGCACTAAAGAAAGTTTCTGTAACGCATGGTGACAATGGCCAAAATACAAAAAGCACAAGTTTAGCAAATAGCGGACAAGCTGGTATGGATAGCAAGCCAGTAAAATTCAGCGGTTCAAGCGAGACAGTTCCAACAAGTCCAAAAGGACCTAGCAACTTTTACTCAAAGGGCGAAACTCAAGTAAAAGACGCTAACAAGTGGAAAAATGCTCCTGCACAAAACAATGCTGACTTAGAAAGTACTCCTAAGCCAGTAACAAAAGATGCAGCATCTGGTACAAAAAGCCCAGTAGCTGAGTCACGCAAGACAGCTAAGAAGCGCATCTAAGGAATCTGAGAGAAATGGCTTTGTATCTCAAAGAGCATCTAACTTTCGACCGTGCCGGAATGGTGGTCGAAAGTGAAGGTGAAGGCAAAGGAAAATCCCTTTACATGAAGGGTATTTTCATTCAGGGTGGGGTAAAGAACGCTAATGAGCGTGTTTATCCCGTTTCTGAAATAGAATCTGCTGTAAAAACTCTTAATGAACAAATTACAGGTGGCTACTCAGTTTTAGGTGAAGTAGATCACCCAGATGATTTAAAGATTAATTTAGACCGTGTATCACATATGATTACTCAAATGTGGATGGATGGCGCTAATGGCTTCGGCAAATTAAAGATTTTACCAACTCCAATGGGTCAGTTAGTAACTACCATGTTGGAGAGTGGAGTGAAACTCGGCGTTTCAAGTCGTGGTAGCGGTAACGTGGACGACATGAACGGCAAAGTAAGTGACTTTGAAATAGTCACTGTGGATATTGTTGCACAACCAAGTGCACCTAATGCATACCCTAAAGCAATATATGAAGGCATGATGAATATGCGTCATGGTCATAAGTTGTTAGATATTGCAAAAGATGCTCAAGGCAACAAAAAAGTAGAGACATACTTGAAAGGCGAAGTCCTTCGTCTGATCAAGGATCTCAAAATTAAATAAAGGGGAAACAGCATGTTTGATGCTATCAAGCCATTACTTGAAAGTGGACTTATCAACGAAGATGTAGGGCGCGAATTAAACGAAGCCTGGGAGTCTAAGTTGAATGAGGCTAAAGAGCAAGTACGTGTTGAATTGCGTGAGGAATTCGCACAACGTTATGAACATGACAGAATCGTGATGGTTGAAGCCCTTGATAAAATGGTTACAGAAGGTCTAACAACTGAAATTGAAGAATTTCATGTTGAAAGACAAGCAATGAACGAAGACCGCGTACAAGCTAAAATGAAATTGCGTGAAAACGCAACTAAGTTCAATGATTTCATGGTTACTAAACTAGCTGAAGAAATCAAAGAATTACGCAGTGAACGCAAACTACAAATGGAAAGTCAGCAAAAGCTAGAGCAATTTATTGTTCATGCATTGGCTCGTGAAATCAAAGAATTCTCACAAGACAAGAAAGCTGTAGTTGAAGCAAAAGTTAAGTTGGTTGCTGAAGGCCGTAAACAATTAGAATCATTGAAGTCACGTTTTGTGAGTGAAAGTGCAGGAAAATTGAATGCAGTCGTAACTAAACATCTTAAGGGTGAATTAGGACAGTTGAAAGAAGACATCAAAGTTGCTCGTGAGAACAATTTTGGTCGCCGTATCTTTGAAAGCTTTGCAAGCGAGTTTTCAGTTACTCATTTAAATGATAAAGCTGAAACACGCAANTTAATGCAAGCCTTAGAAGAAAAGGAACAACAACTAGCCGAATCACAAAAACAAATCAACGACACTAAAAAGTTAGTTGAATCAAAGGAACGTGAAGTTCGTATTATTAAAGAATCTAATCAGCGTGAAAAAATGATGAGCGAGTTACTTGCTCCATTAAACAATGAGAAAGCTTCCGTAATGAAGAACTTACTAGAAAGTGTGCAAACACCAAAACTGCAAGCCACTTTTGATAAGTATCTACCAGCAGTATTAAATTCTGGAGTTGAGAAAAAGTCTACCAAGACTATGATCAACGAAAGCATTAAAGAAGTAACTGGTGATAAATCTGCCGTTAAACAAGAAGTAGATATGGATCAACGTGATAACGTTATTGATATCAAACGCCTGGCAGGGCTTTAAAATAGACATAATTTAGGAGAAATTAACATGTCAAAAGTATTATTAGAAGGCCGTTGGAACGAGACCAAGGAAGCCCTGTTAGAAGGTCTTAAAGGGACTCGTAAGTCAACAATGAGTGTTATCTTAGAAAACACTAAAAAGCAATTACTTGCTGAATCTTCAGCAGGTACAACAACAGCTGGTAACATCGCTACATTAAACCGTGTGATTCTTCCAGTTATCCGTCGTGTCATGCCAACAGTTATCGCTAACGAGTTGGTAGGTGTTCAGCCAATGACAGGACCAGTTGGTCAGATTCACACATTGCGTGTCCGTTATGCAAACAGCTTGCAAGATAACAGTGCTGCTCAAACTAGCGTTACAGCTGGTCAAGAAGCATTGAGCCCATTCTTGATTGCACAAGCATATTCACGCACTGCGTTACTTGATCCATCAACTAACTATTACACTGGTGCTGATACTGCTGCATTAGAAGGTAATGGCGGTAAGCAAATTTCTGTACAAATCTTGCGTCAAGCTGTTGAAGCTAAGAGTCGTAAGTTGCAAGCACGTTGGACATTTGAAGCTGCGCAAGACGCACAGTCTCAACATGGTATTGATGTTGAAGCAGAAATCATGGCAGCTCTAGCACAAGAAATTACTGCTGAAATTGACCAAGAAATTCTATTGTCTCTAGCAACTCTAGCTACAACAGAGTATACATACAACCAAGCTACTGTATCTGGTACAGCTACTTATGTTGGTGACGAACACGCTGCTTTAGCTGTTCTAATCAACCGTGTTGCTAACTTGATCGCACAACGCACACGCCGTGGTGCTGGTAACTGGGCTGTTGTTTCTCCAGCTAGCTTGACAGTATTGCAATCTGCAACTACTTCAGCTTTTGCTCGTACAACAGAAGGTACTTTCGAAGCTCCAACAAACACTAAGTTCGTTGGTACATTGAATGGCGCAATGCGTGTATTCGTAAACAGCTATGCACCTGATACACAACCTGTATTGGTTGGTTACAAAGGTTCAAGCGAAACTGATGCAGCAGCATTCTATTGCCCATACATCCCATTGATGAGTTCTGGTGTTGTTCTAGATCCATCAAGTTTCGAACCAGTCGTGTCATTTATGACTCGTTATGGTTACATCGAATT